CCGCCTCGCGCTGGTGGAGTATTAGCTTCTCGACAAGTTCGGGGGATGATGTCATTAGTACTGCTCCCTATATCCCTGATTTACTGGTGCTTTTCCGTTCCCATTTCTAGCGCGTTCAAACGTCTCACGAATAGTGGCCGGGGTAGGATATTCGCCCATTTTTCCGCGCCAGTCAGTCGTGTACCAAGTGCTGCGCGGCCCGTAATATTTGCGCACTTCTTCCGGCGTCAACTTACCGACAAGCGGTTTACCCTCACGAAATAACCGGCCCTTGTTGGCTTCAAAGTCCATCCCGCAAACCTCTGCCAGGGCTTGAACGATGTCAAAAAGGGCGGCGCGGTTTTCCGCGCTGTTTTCATCTGATTCTCGCTTACCCTTACCTTTGCGTGTTTGCTGGGCTGGGGACTGGCTCTGGGACTGGGACTGGGACTGGGTTGAATTTTGCTTCGATTTTGCTTGAGCACTTGCTGAAGCATTTGCTTGACGTTTTGCCGCACTTTTCTGTCCTCCGCGCTTTCCAGCCTCAGATCGTGCTTCTCTCATGGCTAAAACTTCAGCTTTACTCATATTCCAGTCTAAAAAGTCATGGATGTTGTATCCATTGGTTGACGTTTCCCACAAGCCAGCGTCAAGCAAACGGCAAGCAATTGCTTGAGCATTTGCTTCAATTTTCGACCACGCCGCCAGCATGGGCAGAACCCCGGCAGGTATGAAGCCATCAGTAAGCTGCCCGTTACAGTAGATAATGGCGGCGATATATAAGTCCTGCTCGTCCCTGGATAGCATGGCTATTTTTGGGTTCATGTAAAATTGGTCATCAAACTTTGACCACATTTAGCCCTCCTCGCCGAACTCAAAGTGAGCCGAACGCGCCTTTTGGAAGGCTAATTCAAGCCTCGATTTTTTCTCGGTTATCGGCAAACAATGAAAGCTGTAATTGAGAGGTATATAAACGGTGCTGTACAGCGATTCAAACGCAATTTCACCGTGGTCATACTGCGCATCAATAACCCTGCACGTTTTATGCTTTCGGCTGTAATAAGTCGCGTGCCATTCCGAAAAGTAAGGCGATCCCCAAAAACAGAATACATTTTTGTTTGTCGCCGCGCATAAAAGTTCAAGCTTCAGTCTTTCATGCTCGTCTGGCTCAGATGGTTTGATTTCAATCCAAAAACCTTCCTGACCATAAGGCTTATTCATAAACAACCAAAAATCAGGAAGATACCTTACCCCGTCGCCTAATTCAAAGCCCTCGCGCTCATATTCCCAATCCTGTTTTAGCGCATCAAAAAACACGGCCCACCTGGCTTCAAGCCGCGAGCGGAACCGATACCCTTTGTACTGTGTTTCAATCGCCTTGATACTCATAACAAAACCCCTTGTGAACTTTGCTAGACGGTCGGATCGGTCGGAGATAGTTGGCCTGCCAGAGCCATGTACCTACCAACCGCCTAGCAAAACCCACAAGGGGCGAGGCGGTCTATCTCCTTTTGTTCACGAGACTGGCATCCCGGCGGCGCTCTCTGCCGCACATCTATTATACCACGACGCGGGCGGATTGCAATCATTCCTGCTTTTGCGCGGCGGCGTTCATTTCGGCGTACAAGAATAAATCCATGCTCTTGTATTTCATCTCGGCATCGGCGAGATTTTGCGCGGCGATACGGAAATAGCTTTCCTTCAGTTCAATGCCGATCGCCTTACGACCAAACCGGATCGCCTGATAAGCCTCCGACCCAATCCCCATAAACGGGGTGAGCACTGTCTCACCCGGATTACTGTAAAGCTTGATGCACCGTTCGATTGTCCCCAGTTGAAGCGGGCAGATATGTTTTTCATCATCCGCCGCGCGGGCCGTGGTGTATTGAAGCGTGTCACTCTCATGGATGCCGATCCAAATACCGCTGGCCCAATCAATCCAGGTCTCGTTATTCATCTCGCCATTTTCGACCGGTCGAATCGGCGTCTCGTTGTCGCCGTCTTTCTTGAAGATCAAAATCTGATCTAAAATCGCGGGCCGGCTGTCTGAGCTATCTTTCTTTAGCGTTGCGAATAAAAGCGCCTGAGCCTTAGTGCGGATTGCCTGCGCCTGGGGATTTTTCCCAACAATTGCCCGCCCTACGAAAACCCATCCCTCTTTTTCATATGCGGTGATAACCGCGCCGGGAAAATCGCGCATCCCGATATATCCGTCCTTGATGCCCATCGCCGGAATGTCAGACGTGTGAACGCAGGTCAAGCGGCCCGGTTTAGTCACACGGAGCAATTCGCGGATGATGAAAGCGTAATGGGCGAAAAACTCCGGCCAATTGCGCGAATTGCCAAGATCCATCTGACTTGCCGAATAGGTGTACAGGTCAGCGAACGGCGGAGAATACACCGAGAGATGAACGCTATTCTCCGGGATCTCTTTCAGCCGTTGGCAGCTATCACCCAGCATCGCCGTATATTTCTCGCCGCGCACAATGCGCTCCTTATAATCGAATTTATCAATGTCATCGCCTTCCATGTGGATTTCCTCCTCCTCATAAGTCCGAATGTGTTTGATAAGTTCCGCGCCCATCGTCTTGGCTACGGATTCTTTCTGCATGACGTTGTTGTAAATCTCGCGTTCTGCCTCGCTCAACACGATATAAACTTTCACCGGATGAGTTTGACCGAACCTATACATACGCCTGATCGCCTGGTAATAGGCTTCCCAGCTGTCGGACAATCCCAAAAATAGCATGTTGTAGGCTTGCTGGAAGTTCATTCCAAACCCTGCTATTTTCGTCTTAGTCACCAAGATGCGGTATTTACCGTCCTGAAAATCCTCGAAAGCCTGGGCCTTGTATTCTGGTGTGTCCGATCCTTGCACCTGCCGATAATTATCTAAAACCTTACAGATTTCATCGGCCTCGGATTGCAACCCGCACCAGACAATCCATTGCTCATGCCCGCCGTCGATGATCTCAACGGCCTCGCTAATGCGTTCCTCAATGGTAGCAGTTCTAACCTTGTGGCGATCCTGAATCCCAGCGAGACCGGTAAAGAAAAGCTGATCATCCGGCTTGTAATCAACATCGACAAACCGGGCATCAACTTCGAGCGGCGGAAGAATATAGCCATCATCCGAGTACCCCAGGTCAGACGGCTTGCGCAGGCTAATCGACCAAGAAGCCATCCACTTATAAAATGCCTCGGTCGCGTGATTTTTCAGCCGCCATTCCTGCCCTTGAGAACCAGCCTTTTTAGTGCGAACCTGCCGCCCATCGCCAACATCGGTATACAGAACCTTGTTAGCGTGGATAAAAAACATGGCGAGCATTTCATTTACGGTAGCAATGCCTAGAAACTCGCTATGGTTCCCGATTTCGGCCTGGTCATTCGGCGCTGGCGTGGCCGTGCAAGCGAGGCGATATTTAGTATCCTGAAACATATCGATCAATTTGCGGCGGGTTGAGCCGTCAAACGATTTCAGGATGCTGCTCTCATCCAGAACTACCGCATCGAACTGCGCAGGATCGAATTCATCAATCATCTCGTAATTCGTGATTACGATCCGATTGCTTACCTCAGATTGATGCCTGGCATACTGGACATTCACCCCGATTTTATGACCCTCGCGCACTGTCTGCCGGGCAACGGAAAGCGGGGCGACAATCAATGTTTGAACGCCCATAAGCCGCGCCCATTCAAGCTGGATCAGCGTTTTTCCAAGCCCGGTATCAAGGAAAATAGCGGCGCGGCCTTTCTTGCAAGCCCATCGAACCACATCGCGCTGGAACGGGAACAAAACTGTATTGATGCTGGAAAGCGGAACATCGATTCCGTAAGCCTTCGCCGTTGTGCGCTTGGTTTTCAAAAACTCCTGATACTCACTCATGTTTCTTCTCCGCCGCCTCGTTCAACTTGCGCAAATACTCACGCAGCGCCGCCTCAACAATCTGCGGCGCGTGGTGGTTATCAGACACGCGGATGATCTCCACCAATAGATCAATCGCTTTATCCGTCAAAATCGAATTAGGTTT